CTTCCCGTTTCTTCTCACACATGAAGGCATAAACTTTTGGCGTTCCGTTGATCAAGAGTGGCGAGCATTTGTCCGGCATCTTAATTTCAATTTTTAATCTTATTTTTATGAGTCAAATCCATGTAGTTCTTAGTCGTATCAATCCCGCTCTTGCGATTGATCTTGTTCGGTTAGGTCGTCTCGAAGACGGTCAATTTGTTCAGCTGCCTCTTAACCTTTTTCCGGACACTCCTATTTCTGACTTGATCAGATTGACGGACATTTCCGATTCAGCCTATTTGCAGCATAAGGATGTTTCGCGCCTTGTCTCGTCGCTTTCCTGTTATCCTGGCTTTGGCCTTGACTATTTTGAAAACACACTTGTTCTTGTTTTTGATTTTAACTTAGCTGAAGATGAAGTCCCGACGTCGAAAGAAGACCCGCGGTCGTAAAACTGTAACCCGGCCGTTACTGGGGAGCGTTCTTTAGTTTTTGATCGTAAATTGATTGGCTTTTGCCGATATACAGAGTTGCGCTGCCGTTGAGAATGGCCGAGTGATGATTTCCGGTACCGAAGGTATCGCGGTCGCGAGACCGAGGTCCTGAAATCTCGCAGGCCATTTAGGCGCGCGGTTTTCGCGCTCAAAAGTACCGTCTTTTGAAGCGCATGATAATATTTGACAATTATGGATATTTTTGATGCGTTCCGCCCGCGAACTTCGCCTGTTGTTGAGGGTCAGCCACTTTGTTATTCCGTTGCAGCTTATCGCGGTAAAAAGCGTGTTGTTATCGCTTGGTTTTCCGACGAGACTTCCGCCTTTGATTTCGTTACCCGTTGCCGTATTGATCGCCCTGACATTAAATATGATTGCATTAAAAGTCTTTTCTGATGGCATGCTCATCCCCTATATGGATACGGAATCGCCGCTATTTCGACAAGATGAATCCATGTCGTAATGGTTCTGACGTCGCAAAGTCAGCCCTGGCCCTTCGACCGTGGGATGTTGCGCGTCAATGGCTTATGGTTCCCTGCGGAAAATGTGAAAACTGTCTGCGTCGTCAGCGTAACGACTGGTTCGTGAGGCTCGAACGCGAGCTTGCTCGATGCAAGGCAGAGCAGAAGCAGGCTATTTTTGTGACTATTACCATTGCTCCCAAGTATTATGACGAGGCCCTCGTTGATCCGTCGTCCTTCATTCGTCGATGGAATGAGCGGTTGCGTCATCGTATTGGTCATTCCTTCAAGCACGCTCTTTTTCAGGAGTTTGGCACTCACCCCGAAACCGGTTCCGAACCCCGTCTTCACTTTCACGGTTTTCTTTTTGCGACCAATACCCTTTATAACGATATTCGTTCTGCTGTTTCCGATTTAGGTTTTGTCTGGCTTTCGAAGGCTACCCTTAAGCGTGCGCGTTATTGTGTTAAGTATGTTACCAAACAAATTGAGTTTAAACCCGAGGATGTCTCGGATAAATATGTTACGATAAATGGATCAACCATATCACTGTCTTCTCTTCTCCAACATCGCCGCTATACAAGGAAGTTTATTTCCGCTGGCGTTGGTGATTATCTTGGCGTTCGCCCTCGTCCTTCTGCCCGTATTTCGTCGTGGTCTTATCTTGATAGCAGAACTGGTGTCGATTATAAATATTCGATTCCTCGATACTATCTTCGATATCTTGAACAGAAAGACGAGATTCTTCGTTCGGTGGCCGCTGCTGACTCTTATGCACGTTTCAGCAAGTCTCCTTTGGTTCAACATGTTGTTGCTTTGTGTGCTAAACGGTTCGGCCTCGATTCCTCCTTATCCCGTAGAGAGGCATATTCGTGGGAAATCAAGCAAATGATGCGCTTTTCCGCATCTTCGCAAAAAATGCCCGATTTTGACCCTCCTACTTGGTTGGATCTTGATATTCTTCGATTTTGGAGAGATCATTATAAACTTCAACTTCTTATTTAATTTATGGGAAAACAACCTTTTATTTCGCACTCCGTAAATGGTTACTCTCGCTATGATGTTCCTGAGAGTAAAGCTTTTACGTGTACACCGGGTATTTTGTATCCGGTGCGTATCGATTTCATTAATGCTCGAGATCGCGTATCTATTGAGCAGGGCATCGACGTTCGTAGTAACCCTTTGGCTGTTCCGTCGTTTAACCCCTACACTATTCGGTTGCATCGTTTTTGGGTGCCGCTCCAGTTGTATCATCCTGAGCTGAGAACGAATAGCAGCAAGTTTGACATGAACGATTTGAGTTTGAATTTTGTTGCTGCTTCGTCGACTGCGTCTTATCCATTCACGTATCGCAATTATCCCTATTCTAATTCGCTACTTCGTTGGTTGCGTATCGTTCCCGCGTCCATTCCGGTCACAACCTCTAGTAATGTTCCCGTAACGGCTAATCTCTCGGCCGCCCAACTAGGACATCCTTCAGGTTGGTGCAACGCCGATTCTTATCTTGCTTATTGGGATATCGTCCGCAATTACTACAGCTATTCCCAGTGGGGACTCTATTCCTTCGCTTGGCCCAGTAGTTGGTATTTTATACCCAATAGCACCGGAGCTGGGTACAATGTCCCTCAGTTCAACGACTCCTCATCGTTCTTTTCGCAAAGATTTGGTAATCTTGAATTTTTGGATGCTTATTTTGAGAGTCAGTTCTATCCTTCGGCAGTACCTTCTTCGAACAATACGTATAATAGAGGAAACCTTTTTTCTCAGATAATCCTTTCGGATCTTGGCGCAACGATTACCGCTTCTAAGGATGGTTACCCTGTTTCCTCGATTTATCCTGGAAGTACTACTTTGACCGAAGCAGGCCCCGCGAATCAATTTTCTATCAATCCAAGTGATACACATGTTACTACTCTTGGGTCTTTCCTTGTGGCCCATCCGATGGCCGTTATACCTTCGAATCCCGATCGTTACAGTCGGTTACTTCCTGTCGGTAGTGCTGCGGGGGTATCCATGTCCGGCGTTTCCACTATTCCCCAGTTGGCCATTGCTTCGCGTCTTCAGGAATATAAAGACCTTCTCGGCGCTGGAGGAAGTCGTTATAGCGACTGGTTGGAAACGTTCTTCGCGTCAAAGATTGAACACGTTGATCGGCCTAAATTGCTTTTTAGTGCTTCACAGACTATTAACGTTCAGGTGATTATGAATCAAGCCGGCGCTAATAATTTTAGCAATAGCGAATACTCTATGCCTCCTCTTGGTCAGCAAGGTGGCGCTATCGCGTTCAATGACCGATTAGGTCGTCGACAATCCTATTATTTCCGCGAACCTGGCTATATGATTGATATGCTAAGTATTCGCCCTATCTACTATTGGGCAGGCATTTATCCTGACTATCTCCACTACACTGGCGCTGATTATTTTAATCCTATCTATAACGATATTGGATATCAGGATATCCCTGGCTTTCAGTTTGGCTTTGGAACTACCTCGGCCACAGAGGCTGTAGCTTACGAACCCTGCTTTAATGAGTTTCGATCCTCTTACGATGAGGTTCTCGGTCAGTTGTCTTTCTTCCAAGGCAGTTCTGATTCTGCACCTCTTTATGCTTATTGGGTACAACAGCGCGTTTTGTCTGCAAGTTATAATCAGTATTACTCCCTTTTGTTTGTGGATATCGCTCAGGTAAATTCTCCGTTTATCTCCGCAATGGAAGACAATTTCTTTATCAACCTCTCGTATTCTGTTCAGAAGAAGAATTTGGTAAACAAAACCTTTGCAACCCGTTTGTCTAACCGTTAATACATTGACTCTATGGCACTTGATTGGTTACTTGAAGACGCTCCCGCTTATGTTTCTCGCGGTCAGCGTATCCTTTCTGTCCTCGATGGTTCTGGATCAGTCGACGTCCTTCCTGGTCGCCCAGATGTGGTCGCTGAACCCTCTGACTTCGACAAGGGTGAAAAGTTCAACCCTGACATCGACTTCGATCCTAACTCCTTCTCTCGTATGGATAAGTTCGACGGCCTTGAGGTTGGACAGGAACTCATTGATTCTCAGCTCGATAAAGCTAAGTCTACCTCAAAACCTTCTAATTCTGAAGAAAAATAGTACCAGCTTTACTTGACGATATATGCTACGTGCGCGGACCCCTTCTGAAGAGTCCGTGAATTTCTGAAGGTTATTGGTAACGACTGCAGGAGAGGCCGCGCATTTTTCTATCGTTCTTTAAATTTTATCCCTATGTCTGACACTAAAACTCCTTTCTATAAGTCGAAGGCCTTTTGGACGCTTGTTTCGTCTATTATTGCCGCTCTATCAGCTTTTTTCCTTGCTTCGTGTTCCGCACAGGCAAAGGTTGCTCGAACAGGCGTTCACATTGATACTGTTCGCGTAGATTACATTATTCGCTCGAACAATTTTACGCTTCCGTAATATGAGACTTATTGATTTCAAGTCCTACGTCGAACCTGTTTCCACAGGTGCTATACTCGGCGCTGCAGGCATTGCCGCTGGCGGTCAGGTCGCCTCTGGCCTTTTCAAGCCATCTCTTAAGAGGCAATGGAAGTATCAGCAAAAGCAAATGAAGCTTCAACAGCAGTACGCTTTGGAGCAGATGCAAAAGCAAGGTGAAATCAATTATGCTAACTGGCAGAAACAGTTTGATTATGAGAATGCGTACAACGACCCCACGAAGGTTTTCGATCGTTACTTGAAGGCCGGCGTTACCCCTGCTGCCGTCTTAGGCTCTTCAGGCGTCGGCGTCAATGCTACTATGTCTGGCGGTTCTTCAGGTTCCGTTGGTGCTTCCGGCCCTTCAGGCGGCTCTTTTGACTTCTCCAGTCCTTTGCCTCCTGGTGCTGGCTCTGCCGCTGCAAGTGTCGCTCTCGAGTCCATGGGTGTTAATTCAACTATCGAACGCAATAAGGCTGCTGCTAATCTCGATAATGCCCAAGCTGAAGATATTCGTAACAAGATGCCCACCAGGGAACAAGGCCAGGACCTTATCGAACTCGAGAAGCAACTAAAGCGAGCTAACATTGGCAGTCAGTCTTCGCTCGCTCGTTATTATGGCGAGTTGGCTATTAATCAGGAGGCCTACAACAAGTATGCAGATCTCGCTGCCACCTATGATTTTCAGCGCATTCAGTCCGCTTATGCTGAACAGGTTGAGCGCACTAGGCGTATTCGTGCTGAAAATGATGCTGAAATTCCTCTTCTCGAACAGTCTGCTGCTGCTAACCTTGTTTATCTTTGCGCTATTGCCGATGCTGCTAAAGCTTCCGCTCGTGAGTCCCGTTCTCATGCTGATATTCTTGACATTCAGCAGAAGGATATGCAACGCATGTTTGAAGTCACTTGGGAAACCCCTGTAAAGGTTCCCCTGGTCAACGAGAAGGGTCAACCCACTGGAGAATTCGAGGAGATTACAGGTCGTGAATATTACTCTTATCTCCGTGGTCTTGATCTTGGTGAAGGTCGCCAGAGCCTGTCCGGTAACTGGTTTACCATCCGCAAGAACAAGAACGCTCTGTTTTATGATGTTACAAAGGCTTTTGCTACTGCCGCAGGCATCGCCGGTGCTTCCTACGTTGGTCGCAAGGCTGCGGGTCCCGCCGGCCCTGAAGGTTATGAAGAGATGCGAGAAGTTTACGGCCCTTCGGGCGACAGGATGGGCGGCACGTTCGTTCGTCGTAATTATTTTGAGAGAAATTGAACAATTCTTTCAACCTTTTGATATTTGCTGTTATCTTTTTTTGCCGTATATTTGCATTGTAAACCAATAACTATATTGCTATGAGAAAAAACAAACCTAGTCTCGATCCCCTTTACCTGGATGCCGCAGACTATATTTTCATTGAGTGGCTTGTTCGTCGCGGTTATTATTCGAGATTCAAGGATAACTTTATCAGGAACAACCCCGATTATGACAGCGCCCGCGAGGGTATTCGAGCCGTTCTTTCCATGATTTTGCGTAGCAGGGCTTTTTCTTTTCGCGACGCTGTTTCTTCGTCCTTCCCGTTTCTTCTCACACATGAAGGCATAAACTTTTGGCGTTCCGTTGATCAAGAGTGGCGAGCATTTGTCCGGCATCTTAATTTCAATTTTTAATCTTATTTTTATGAGTCAAATCCA